AATAGATTATGAGGCCTATCGTCGAAATACAAATGGTCAACGGCTTTCCAGCAGAAAAATTTCGTTCCTTTCGTGCAATATATGTAGCACTTAAAAGATTCTTTCAACGAGACCGGTCTTGTCTTACGGATTTCCACCGTTTTCCAGCCCGAAAAGATACGGCTGCACCATTCAGGCCGGATGCTCAAAAGAACGGCAGTTTCTTCCACGCTCATTTCTTTTCCTCCCACGGCAGCTTCGGAAGCGGCGTCCAAACGCGGACCGCCTCCGGGTTCTCTCTTGCGTACTGTAAGGACGTAGCGACCGCGCAATGGGCACCGGCGCGGGCGATCAGAACGCGGCCGCAGCAGTCTCCGTCTTCTTCCTTCGGAGGCTCCTCTGCCGTGTAGCGCCAGCGCTGGGCGTCCGCCGCTGCCGTCGGGGTGTTTTCCACAACGCAAACAAGCTGCTCCAACTCGTTTTCCATGTCCGGGTTATACCAGCCGCCCAGGATTTCTGGGGCCAGGTCGCGGATTCTCTGGATCACGTCCTCCGCGTAGACCATACGTTTTTTGCTCATTTTGTAATCTCCTTCGGCGGCAGCGGCATCCACCCAACCACGGGAGAATCTACACGGTTATTGTAAACGTCATCCGGGTTGAAATAACGATATTCCCACCAGCCTTTAGGAATAAAGTAATCATCGCTTTCTTCATCGTAGGTTCCCCACTCGAAAATTTCTTCCCAGTAGAAAGCGCTCTTTTGGGACAAGACTGTGCCATCTTCGTAGTGAGCCGTCGTAATCCCATATCCACCGCAGGCGGTTTCAAACAGAATCAGCACATCTTCTTCGACCTTCGGCGGGTCGGTTTCAGGGTTGCGCCAGGCCGGGATTATCCTCTCCGGGTCGATGGTGGGAAGGCTTTCGAGATCCGTCAGCTCACCTGCAACATTTTCACAGAACAGGGTGTCAGCATCTTTTCCTTTCGCTTCTTCCTCTGCAAGGTCTTTTTTCAAGATGTTTTCCAGCTCGCCAACATCGGCCAGCCGCACAATCTTCTTTTTCTCAGCCATGTGTCAAAACCTCCGTTCTCTTGACATGGATGTCCCGGTACTCCGGGTAGTGGTCGCCCGCCATCTGGCAAGCGTGAAATTCTGCGGCCTGCTGGCTGCTGGCGGTCAGACGGTAGGTCAGGGCCGCGTCCCCTACCGGGCCGCTGCACAGCACAACAACATGGTACTTAGGCACTCTTCGGCTCTCCTTTCTTGCGCAAAGGCCTGCGATTTGCAGCGTTTTTGAGGAAATCGGGGGCTTTTGCTGCATCTTCCGGGGGGCGCGTGACCAGCTTGTCCCGTCCCGCCCCGATGGGGTTTGTCTTGCGGTACTCCTCCACAGACGTGCAGCCTTGCCTGTCGGCCTCTTCCAGCGCCTTGCGGACATAGGCCCAGCTTCTGCCGCCCAGATCCCCGCACTTGCGGATGATCTCGGTCACAAGATCATCGCCCAGGCGTTCGATGTAACCGGTCAGCTCTTTTTCGCTGTTAGCGCTCAACTTACCGATGTTTTCTCTAAAAAAATCCACAGGCGATATCGTCGTCCTCGTCCCTGTATAGGAGGAGTCATCTTTAGATGACGACGACTTATCTATATCTAATATCTTATCTCTAATATCTGTATGGACATTTTTGTGGACGTTTTCGTGGACATCCTGTGGACAATGTCCACAGTCAGAAGAGCTGATTAGACGTTGGTTCGTTCTTTGCAGTTTTTTTTGCGTTGCGTAGTCTGTCGCACTTCCGACCATTTCAGAGTGATTTGCAAGCACGAGCGTGCCGTCTTGCTCCTGATAAATCAGCCCAAGCTTCGCGTAAAGACCCAGCGCAACGCGCACAGTATCGGTAGAAAACCACTTGGTATCACGCTGAATCTTGTCCACGTCATACGGAATGATCACCTCACCGATCTGCCGTGAAAGCCTGCCGTTGGTGTTGATGGTCATAAGACAGAGCATTTGGTACAAAACCACATAGTTTGCGCCGTTCTTCTGCCCCATGAGAAAATCCACCGCGTCAGACCGCATAAAGCTGTCTTTGAGCTTTAGCCAGTAGTATCTTTTTCCGGTAGCCGTGTGTCTTCACCTCCTCCCGCACGCCCGTATAGCCAGATAGCACAGCTGGGAGGTCAGAACGGAAGATCGTCATCGTCTGTGATCTCTGCAAAATCATCTGCAGAACCCTGCGAGAAGCCCTGCGCCGCCTGCGGGGCGCTGTAAGAGGCTTTTGCTTCGGAGGTGTAACTTTCCGTCTGCTTGTCAAAATCACGCACAGCGGGCTTGTCTGCCGCCTTTGCGCCGCAAAAGCTGACGTTGTTTGCCAGAACCTCCACTTTCGTGCGGTTGCTGCCCTGCTTGTCCTGATACGAGCGGGTCTGGATGCTGCCGTCAATGGCGATCATGCTGCCCTTCTGGAAGTACTTGCAGATATGCTCTGCCGTCTGCCGCCAGGCAACTACATCGATGAAATCAGCCTTGCGCTCCCCACCCTTCGGGGTGTATGTACGGTCAACCGCAATGCTGAAGCTGCACACGCTGGTGCCGTTCTGGGTGGTCTTCAGCTCCGGGGTATGGGTCAGACGGCCCATCAATGCTACGATGTTAAGCATGCGTCAATCCTCCATCTTCTGCGCTATCACCAGCGCCGATCTCATAATCGATATTTGCGCCCATCAAGACCTCCGGGCATTCAGCGCGGGCAAAATAAGCGGCTGCGCGATATTTCAGCATCATTTCTGTCATGGAAGGCCAGAAACTTCCGTTTTTATTCCACCATCCGTTCGTTTTGGCCATTGCAACGGTCACCTTGGGGCCTTCTACTTTCTCGCCGGTCACTTTGTCAATGCCTACAAGTCGGCACCCCCATGTGTCCTTTCCCTCTTCGCCTTCCATCCGGTAATGAGTGCGCCCTGCGAACAGGCCGCTGTTGTCGATCATGGCCTTGCAGCTCTTGCCGCTCCACGAAGGATTACCGCGGATGACGTAAAGGTTCTGCATCACAAACGTTGGGTCCATGCCCATTCGGGTGGCCATGTTGCAGGCGACCGCGCAGGCAGCAACGTTTCCCTTGTAGCTCTGGGGAACCATTCCATCGGGAAGCTGTGCATAGGCTTTCCCCATGCTGCATGCAAGCTTCCAAGAATCCATGGCCGGGTTGATGGCCTGCACGGAAGTCTGGGCTTCCTGCGGCTGAATCGGTGCAATCTGCTCGGCGGGTGTTTTTACGATTTCTTCAGGCATGATGAATGTCCTCCTCTACAAACTTTACTTCAATAACATTGGCAAAACGCATGATTGCGTCCAATTCGGATTTTGTGCAGTGGAAAACGATCTTGCGGTCTCTTGCCTCCTCTTCCTGCGTGAACGATGCAAATTCACCGTCGTCAAACTCGTCCGGGTCGAACCTTCCGTTGATCTCATAGGCGATTGCAGGCTTTGCCAGCTTGATCCTGTAGGGGTTCTGGTAAACGCCTTTGTAATTGTCTGGCATTCCTCTGATCACTGCTTCATGGAGCATCTCTCGATACTCCATCATGTAACAAAAGTCTATGGAATCATAAGGCTCCGGCATGATTTGTTCCCCAGCGGCAGCGTGGATGATATCGACCAGACAAAGAAGCTTTCCGACGCGCCGGTAGATCGAATCAATCGTACTTCTCGTCACGGTATCCGGAAGCTGATTTGAACGAGCAAAATTCGTAAAAAGTGCAATCGCATGGTTCACATCACTTGTCAGCTCGTTCCCGGTACTGATAAGCCGGAACAGCACATTGTCTGTTCCAACATACTGGAAAATGCCCTCAGCCTTGTTGGAGAGCTCCTTCACGCGGGCTCTTCTGGATAAAATGCTCATTTGCGCCACCTCCCGTTTTTCCATGCCCGCCAGACCAGAAAGATCACGACCAGAACGTTGAATCCGATCCATAAGGTCAGCCCACGGGCCACCGCCTTTGCCGCCGGGGTGGAAAGTGCTCCCACGGCCCGGAACAGCAGCTCTGTTTTACTCACTGTAAAATCTCCTTTCGTTCAAAAATACTTTGCTTTGCCTCTGCAGATCTTTGCATGTCTATGCCTTTGCCGTACATTGCACACACCGCACAGCCGTTGCAAATCGTATCAAAGTGCTTCTTCGCTATGCCTTTGCGCTGCATAGCAGAGCGGCGCGTATCTGCTCAACGCCCTTGCGATGCCTTGCCGCCCACACCACGCCCAGCCTTGCCTTCGCTTTTCGACACGAGGCCCTGCATTTCCTTTGCTTTGCTTATCGAGGCAAGTCTGATCCAGGCGATCTACGCCTATCTACGCCTTTGCGCTGCGCTTTCCAGCTGAGCCTTGCCTTTGCCCCGCGCTGCACTGCAGTGACTACCTGTGCCCCTGCTGAGCAAACTTGTCAGCACAATGCCGTTGCCGAGTTATGCGCACATATCCGCGCCTTTGCAAATCATATCATTGCCGTAGCAGATCAAATCTCATCCATGCAATGCCGTTGCTCAGTCAATGATGTCAAAGGTGAAGCGGCCCTTTCCGCTGTTTCTCCACTGGCCGATGCCGCGCAGAACGCCGTAGTCCAGCCACTCCAAAACCGCATTCTCGAGCGATTCGTCCATGAGAAGGATCTCAAACTCGCAGGTGCTGCCTGCCGGGATCTCCTCAGAGTTGGCCAGGCTCACACGCTCACCCTGGGCCGTCTGGGCACGCAGGGGGCGCTGGCAGTCGCCGATCTTGCCGTTAACCTTGATGGGGATCATGCGGGGCTGCGGGAAGATCAGGCCGTCGATGACCTTCTTGTAGGCGGAGAGCTTGCCGCTCTCGTTGACGGCCCGCTTCTTGCCTGTTTCTGTCTTGCCGCCTACGCGGGCCAGCATACCGCAGGAATCCTTGAAGAATCCCTTGACTTGGTAATCATATAAAACCGGCCCTCCGTTCTCGTTGCGGGGGAAGACGGTCATGCCCTTGTCTGCCACGGCATCCGCGCCCAGAGCGGCAACCTCGTCCTCGATCGTGGCTGCATCCGGGCTCTTGCTGGCAATGAAATCCCGGGCGACGTTCTGGTTGGAGGGCCAAGTTCCCAGCACCGGCTCCAGGAAGGTGATCTTGACTTTCAGAATTTTGGTTTTCATGCTGATTTCTCCTATATCTTGTGGTTTGCGTAATTCAAAATGCATTATCTTGCATACAGCAGGTTTCCCAGAGCGTCCCGCACCTGAATCATCTCATAGTGCCGGATGTTCTCATCTGCCCAGTGCTGGGCCTTAACGCTGGCGGGCTCCCCGGGGTATTCGTCCGGCGTGAGCGGATCTGCGAACTGCCTGACATCGCAGCCCCGAGGGTTCTTGCGGTAGGCGTAAGCATATACAGTCATGCTCATGCGCCCCTCCGGTTCTGCCGGTACTCCGGCTCTTCGGTGCGGGCGTGGGTGCGGTCAACGCGGCCATAGCGGCGGGCGTTCTGCTCCCGATCCTGGGCGGCAAAGCCCAGCCGCAGGAACATCACCGCTGCCAGAACCAGGCACAGGGCCGTGGCAAACTGGCCGTCGGAGATGGCGCTGCCCGTCTGTGCACTGCCCTCGATGCCCATGCCGTACAGCAGACTTACGGCACCGCTGGCAGCAGCCAGCCAGTACCAGACGCGGGATTTGATCTTCATATTTCCATTTCCTCCTTGTCGTTCTCATACGGGCGGACGATCTTGCGTCCGTGCCGGTGCATATACTCGATAAAACCGTCGATGTAGATCGTAGCCTGCCGCCGTTTGGTATCTTCCCGGGGGACTACCCATCCGTCATACTCGCCGTGTGCAACATTACTCCAGAACTTGTTCGGGCTCATCGGGACGAGATTTGCCCGGAACATCTCGCAGCACTCAGCAACGCCTTTCATTGTGATTCTTTCGCTCATGCCGCCATCTCCTTTCAAAATAAATGGGTTTTAGTAAACCATTATTTCTTCTGCTAATTTGCGGTTGTAGCCACAAAATACGGTATTGCCTGTGGTCTCGTTGCGCAGGGTGTAGCCCTCTCTGCTTTTCATAAAGCAATACTTGTACTCATGCCCGCTTTGGCTTTTCTCGGTGTAGCAGAACGGCTTGTAACGGTCTGCATGTGCAAGCGCCTTGCGAAAACCGGTCTTTGTCATTTTGCGCACCCCATCTCCTTCCTTAGAACATGCTGGTCTGGCCGTTGGTCTGCTGGATCAGCATCACGGTGTTGGTGCTGGGCTTCCAGCGCTGGATGTACTCCACGGCCTCGTCAAAGCGCTTGCGGGGAATGTTGTTTCTGCTGCTGACCCGGAACCACATCTGAATGTCCTTGTTGATCTCGCAGTAAACCATGCCCCGTACATGGGAATCGCCGTAGGCCGGGGCGTTCTTGCCGCCCAGAGCTTCCACAACAACGTGATTCACGGCATTCTTGAGGGAAAGCTGCTGGTCATAGTCCACGACCATGTTGTTTTCCAGCGCCGTGATCCGCTGCTCCTGCCTCTGGGTGCGGTCGTCCAGCAGGAACAGCGCCTGCAGCTCCTTGCTGAGCTTGGGCATCTGCGGAGTGGCCAGCTTCTTCTCCATCTCGTTGAACGCCTGGATGTACTTCAGCTTCCACTCCAGCGCCGCCTTGCCGGTAAAGCCCATCACCAGCAGGCTGAAACCGTCCCGGTTCATCAGGTACATGGGGTAGGTCTGGCCGTTCTGCTCGTGGGTGTACTCGGTTTTGTAGAACATGGGGGTATGCGAAGTTTTGCGCAGACCCCCTTCGAGGGTTTCGATTGCCTTAAGCACGTCGCGGTGGTTCTTCTCAAAACTCTCGGCAATCTGGCGGCTGGATGCAACCGGCTCGCCGTTCTGGGTAGATAAGATAATGTCTGTCATGTAAACCTCCTTGTTGGGGTCTCCCTTCCCGTGGTATAATCGGGCGGAAGGGAGGTGTTAAAATGGAACAAAATGCTGGGATGTCTGTTTCGGACTGGTCTGGGTTGGTAGCAATGATCGTTTCGTTCTGTGCTTTGCTGTCTCCAATGCTGACCGCGCTTTGTAATAACTGGCATCAACAAAAAATGAAGCGGATGGACTATGAGCATCAGGAGCACGAGGAACGCATAAAACGTGAGCGTGAAATCTACGAGGGTTACATCCGTGCGGCTGGTGCGGCTATTCAGTCGCCCACAGTAGAAAACCTGCAGGAATATGGCTCTCATTCGGCGCTGGCTGCTTACTACGTCCCAAAAGAAATCCAAAAAGATATTCTTGCAATGGATAAACTGATAAGCTACGAAACATCCTTTGGTGATAAACTGGATGAAAAAGTGCAGCTTCTCAATAAAATCATTACAAGATTGCAGTCAAAAGAAGAACTCCCGTTGTAAGAATTCCGATCACGATAGAGTACGGAAGATACCAACCAGAAATCTCCAAAGCCGCTTTCCGTGTGATCAGATTGCAGAGAACCACTGCAATCCAGACAACCAGAATGAGCTTTAACGAAAGCACGGGTGTGGTTCACCTCCTCAGAGTGCGGTTTCCTGGGGCGGTTGCCGCTGCACTTGTATCGTTGTTAACACAGCTTCCAAATTTGCCTCAATGCTCAAATTCAGCAGCATTTTCCCGTGGCTGTATTGAGTGAACGAGTAGGCTCTCACGTTCTGGATAACCGTTTCATCTATTTGGCAGAAAATACGATCGTCCAGCTGTGAAAGCTGAATCTCTTGCGTCCGGACTACCGGCTCCTGCGGTTCGCCTGTCTTTTTGTTATCGTTCACGCTGTCTTCCCTCCTTCTTCCCTATATTCAATGTCCAGAATCTTGCAGATGCTCTGAATAACCTTCGGCGCGCTTCTGTCGCCGTGCAGAATTTTGTACATGTAGCTGTCATCAACGTACAGCCCTGTATCCTGCTTCACAAGGTCAATCAGTTCTACCTGCTTCATTCCCCGCTTGAGCATTGCAATTTTCGCTTCTAAGCCAAACGGGGATAATGCGGTTTCTCTCAAATTTCGTACCTCCTTTAAAAAATCATCTTGACAGGTACGGGAAAATGTACTAATATAAAGGTGCAAAGATTTTACACTGTACGAAGTTTCGTACCCGATGTTTGCATTATAGTACAAATATTCGTACAGGTCAATAGATTCGTACGAATATTTGTACATTTGTATGCTTGCACAAAATGGATGGTGATTTTATGTCAGATTTATACAACAACATCCACGCCCTGTGCGAAAAAGAAAACATTAAAGATGGAACTCTTTGTAGTAAAGTTGGAGTAACGCGAAGCACTCTTTCTGAGCTAAAAAGAGGGCGAACTACAAGTCTATCACTTAAAAATCTTCAAAAAATTGCCGATTACTTCGGTGTTTCGATTTCTGATTTGACCGGAGAAGCACCGGAGCAAAAAGAAAAGCCCACTCCCAGTGAAGAGAGTGAGCTGAATGCGCACGCTAAAGCCATACTATATAAGTATGAGCAGCTTGACCCTGCGCAAAGGGTTATGTTTGAAAAGATGCTTGACGCTGCACTTGAGGCAGCGAAGGGGGATAAAAATGAAAAAAACTGAATTTCAGGCTGTTATCAATAGTTCTGTGAACGAATACGCACGAAAAGCAGTTGCCGATTTGGACGCTCATCCTGAACGCTCCGATCTCGAAAAAATAGCAGTGCTGTACAAGAGCTCCCTGATCGGCTCCGTTGAGATCGTGATTGACGCTCTGCAGAAAACGGGCGTGTTAAATTTTGACGATTGATTCTTTGGAGTTGGCAAGCTCGTTCAGGCTTTCTCTGATGCAATTGCTCACCGCAACATAGGATCTTTCTTTTTCCAGAAGGTGAATAAAATCTGCGGTTTCCTGCGGGGTGGCAGTGATTTCGATTTTCATAACGTTATCCTTTCTGCGCGGCTTCCAGCAGCGCGTCAACATCGATGTCAAGAGAAAGTGCAAGCTTGATTTTCTCAAGTATAACACATTCCGGGGCCGATTTCATCAATTTTGTGCTATGTTCTTGCACTTTGTTTTCCTCCTTTGGTCATTGAAAATTTGTTTTCTGGCAGCCGGTTGGCTGCCTATTTTTGAATCTTTTTTCTGAATTCGGTTAGTTTGCAACGCCATTATACAACCATTTAGTGTTCGATGCAATAGCGTTGACTATATTTTTTTGTATTATTTTGAAATGAGGAGAATGTACTATGAAATGTCCCAAATGCGGAAGCGAAGTCCAAGAATCCAAATTTTGTTCGGAGTGCGGAGCGCCGTTGAGCGAAAAGACTGCTGCACAAGAAAAGGCACAGGCAAATTCTAAGAAAAAGCCCAAAAAGAAGCGCGGGTGTGGCACAGTCTTTCTTGTGTTCTTTGCGTTTATCCTTATTGGCGGTTTTCTCACTGCTATCGAAGACCCTCAATTTTCACAATCCGCTTCTGCCGGAAGGCAAGCGGCCTCTATGCAGTCTGGAAGCACCGCAATCCCCAGCGCAGAAAAGCAAGCCGAAATCGATGCAGCCCTCGCAAAGCTAACGAAAAAAGCGGACGAGGTCGAGAATTCTGCTTACTATATGCCTTCCTGCTATCCAGAGTATGCCAATAGCAGAAGTTTTGCTCTTCCGTATATCGGAGAAAAAGACGGGAATTATGGCCTGCTTTGGAAATTCAACTACACCGGATCTGATTGGGTATTCTTCTCAGATGTAGTTATCAATATCGACGGTGAAAAAGCTGCTACAATTCCGTTCAATTACTTCGATATAAACCAGCAGGTGTTCACCGGCGGTGTATACGAAGCCGTCGATGTTAATCCTGCTTCCAAATATGTTGACTTGCTGCAGAAAATTGCAAGCTCTGAAAAAACGATTATTCGCTTTGAGGGAAAAGATAGCAAGTATGACATGACAGTTTCTGACACCGATAAGCAGGGAATCCAGGACGTGCTCGACGCATATAATCTTGTCAAATAACGGAATCGTCGTCCAACCGCTGCATTTTCTGCAGCAGTTCCCCGGCAAGCTCCCCGCCGGGGCAGTTGGCGGCATCCAGCAAGCGCCGGACGCTTTCCGCCTTGCGGGTTACATAAAGCCGGGCCTTGGTCTGGCCTTCGGGCGGCATATCCTCGTAGCACGCCAGGGCGGCGCGGATGTGGGTGCAAAAGCTCTGCATTTTGTCCATAGATCATTCCTCCCAGGGCTTTGGAGTGGGCCGCGTGCCGGTGAGCACGCTGGCGGGCATTCCGTCAATGATGGTCATATCGGGGTCCATGCTGACTGTCTGACTGTTTTTCATTTCATTTTCCTCCTTTTTTGGTAATATTTGCATCTTATGCACCAGATTCTACCATGCGCCAGAGGAAAATGAAATCTGTGTAATTTTTGTCGAATGGCGCAGAGTTTTTCTGCGCCATTTTCCTTTTATAACACGCTGCGTTTAGGGGTGATAAGCATGAGTTATTTTACCGCTGATCAAATCGGGAAGGCGCTTTCAAAAGCGCGGGTATCCGCCGGGCTAAGTCAGAGAGAGATTGCGATCCGCGTCCAGAAGGGAGAGCGGACCGTGCAAAGCTGGGAAAAAGGCGACACAAGCCCAGACAGCGACGAGATCATGGATTGGTGCACGGCCTGCGGAGTATCCCCCATCACGGTTTTTATGGAAGTTATGCACCCGGATCTGTACGCAGTGCCAGACGGGCAGAAAGAAGATGCAGCCATAGATAAGGAGCTGCACACGCTGGTGCAGGCGCTTCCACCGCTCACCCGGCGGCTTCTGCTTTTTGTGCTCAAGGGCCGACATGGGAGCAGCCCGCCTGCGGTTATATCTGAAATGGCTGCAAACCTCCACTGCCCTCTCAACAACAGGGTCACTGTGTGCGGCACCATCATCGATCAGTACAGCTTTGCCAAGATCAGAGGGCTTGACCCGTGCCCGGACGAGCCGCATCCTCCGATAGAGGATTTGAAAATCGATTACAAGTCCGGGCGCGCAGCGTCAGAGAACGGCGCTTTGGGCTATATAGGGCGCAGAAAGGAGTAGTGTAATGAAATGTATCAGATGCCATGTAAGCATTCCAGACAAGGCCTTATTTTGCCCGTGGTGCGGAAAGCAGCAGGGTGCAACGTCCGCTCCCGTGCATAGAAAAAAGCGCCGCCGCCCAAAGGGCAGCGGTAGCGTGTACAAGCTGAAAGGGGTCCGGGCAAGGCCCTATGTAGCCGTGACCGGGAAAAAGGAAGTGCTGGGCACATACGGAACGCCCGGGGAAGCCGTCCAGGCGCTTGACGCATACAACGCCCAGAACACCCCGGCAGAGCGTCTGAAGTGTACTTTTGCGGATGCCTACGAAAAATGGCGGGCACAGCCGAAGTTTTCAAGTCTCAGCCGGGACATGATAAATGGATACGAGCTGGCTTTCAAAAAAGCCGCTCCGCTGTACAGCCGACAAATGCGAGACCTGAAAGCGGAGGACTATCAGCAGATCATAGACCAAATGGTCGCAGACGGTCTCTCCCGCAGCTCGTGTGAGAAGCAGCGCACCCTTTTCAGCCAGCTATGTGAGTGGGCAATGGCCCAGGACATCATTAACAAGAACTATGCCCAGCTCCTTCACCTTCCCGCCGCAGCCGGAAAGGCAGAGCGTACCCTTACGGCGGACGAGATTGCCCGGATCAGCGCCTACCAGACCGACAAGCGCTTTGGTCAGACAGCGCAGATTGCTATGGTGCTTCTCTATACAGGAATGCGCATCGATGAGCTGCTCTCCATGCGCTGCGAGAACGTGTACCTGAAAGAGCACTATATGCAGGGCGGTGAAAAAACGGAAGCGGGCAAAAACCGCATCATCCCCATTCTCGACCCCATTTACAAGATCATCGCCTTCTGGATGATGGACAGCGGGTGCGAGTGGCTGATACCTTCCAAGGCTGGAACGAAACTGGACAAGAGAAACGTGGCCACGAAGTTTCGGGCCTTGATGCAGGAGTGCCAGATCGATGGCGTGCACCCGCACACCCTTCGCCACACGGCCAGCAGCAAGATGGTGGAGTGCGGTCTTGAAAAGACCGCCGTGCAGGCTATCCTCGGCCACAAAAATTTTTCCACCACAGCAAACAAGTACGTTTCCCACAACGACCCGACATACTTGTTACAGGAGATGCAAAAAATGAAATACTGATTTTGTTAGCCTGTTTGTTAGTTTATTCCGGATTATTATCGTTTTTTGCCGTGTTTTCACAAAAGAAAATGCCGTTCATGTGATTTAATATCACGAATGAACGGCATTTTTTGGAGCTAGTGACAGGAGTTGAACCTGCAACCCACTGATTACAAATCAATAATATTTTTCGTATTTATGTTATTTTTACAGCAAACGTTAGTTTGTTGTTCGCTTATTGTGTTTTTCCAGAGTGATAAAACGTCTGCCTTATTTTACAACAAATATTGCAAAAATTCAACGCATGTATGCGGAGCGTTCTTTTGTAACAGCTTCGCACAGGCCGGAAACAAGGTCTTCCGCCATGCTCCACATGTGATGCAGCTCTACGCCAGCCGCAGAATCCTCACTATCAACGCCGGTAAGGATTTTCTGTGCAATGCGGCGGTTTGCATCGGCGTGCTCCATTTCTTCCCCAGAGAGCTTGTACCACTCAGAAGAAGCATAGGGACAGACGTTTTTGTATTCCATCGCCATGCTTGCGTAATTCATCGCGTCGCTGTACTCTTCGGCCATTTGCTTTGCAGCATGAACGAGTGTGTCCTTATACCCTGCAAATTTTGCTTCGTCCATCATAACCAAATCCTCCTTTTTACAGCTTCTCCACGGTCACAGCCAGGTTGTTCACCACGGCAGCAGTTCCGGTCAGCAGGAAGCTCAGGATAGAGCTTTCGCAGCCGCACGCATTGCGCACCAGGAAAGTCAGTGCCAGATTGGTCGGTGCAGCCGCAGTGGCCACAGCCTGAGAAGCGGTAGCGCCGATGACAGCCACGCCGTCCTTCTGGCCGGTCAGGGTCACAGTGCCTGCAGCCGTGGGAGCCAGTGTAGCGGACACGGTCACATGGTAGTAGCCCTGACCCAGCAGGGTGATGGTGTTGCCGTCCTGCCGGATGTTGCAGCCGAATCGCCGGGAAGTGATGCCGGCAGGGATAACGTCGTTTACCGCCACGGTCTGAGCCGAGGTGTTTGCGGTATAAATCGCGGATTTAGACATAAAATATCTCCTTTCTTATATAAAAAGGCGGAGCAGCCTTTGCCGCCCCGCCGATCCTCGCCAAAAGGGCGTATGTGTTAGATGTTACCGCAGCCGTTGCTGCAGCCACAGAAGGGGCTCGGGCCAGCATTGTAGGAGTAGCCGTTGGGATACCGGACTACGCCATACATCTGAGTCTGAAGCTCCAGCTGGCTGATCCGCTGGTTCTGTGCAGCGATAGTCTGCTCATACTGCTGCTTCTGGAGCTCGGCAAACTTCGCGTCAATGTTGGAGTTGATCGCACAGGTCTGCTTGTCCATCTGGGCTGCCAGGTTGGCAGTCGCCAGCCGGTTGTCGCAGCAGCACTGAGCAAGCTGTGCCTGGATGCCGTTGCCGGTCTGCAGGATGGCGGTATTGGTGCCCGCCTGAGCCAGAGCAACTTCCTTGCCCAGCTGGTCGATGTTGCCCTGCATCGCGTAGCCGAGATTGCAGATGCCGTCGCCAATGTTGGTCAGCCTGTCGTTCAGCTGGCCGAACTGCTGGCCGAAGAGGATTTCCTGCTGGCTTGCCGCAGTGGCATACTGGCCGTACTCGCCGGTGCGGTTGCCCCAGAGGCCGCCGTTGCCGCCCATAAAGACGAACAAAAAGAGGATGATGATCCACCACGCGCCACCCTGGCCCCATCCGTCGTTATCGTTGCCACGGGTCACGGCAGCGATATCGCTCAAAGACATGTTATCCATAGTTGATTTCCTTTCTTGAGAATAGTGAAATTATTTCAAATCGTGGCCACGATTTTTCGATTACTTAATGAAAGGCATGATCTGCCTTGCCATCGCTTCCAGCTGGTGGTACTGCTCATCCGTCATCTTGCCGGACTTGCGGAGCTGCTCCACCTGCTGCTTGGCATCGCCCTGAAAAGCAGACCGGAACTGCTGAAAGCTTTGGAGAAGCTGCATCACATTGCCCATCGGGCCGGGCATCGCCGGGCTTCCTGAGCCGCCCAGGAACTGCATCAAAGGATTTGCCATACCTTAACCCTCCTTTGCCCGTGCGGGCCTTGCAGGAGCCGCCGGGGCTGTCTGATACTGCGCCATCACGCGCTCCACCTCGGCCTTTACGGCAGCCTGTATCTTCTGATCTGCCTGCGCAGAAGTCAGATACTGCGTCTCTGCCGGTGTCTGCATCGCTGCCGGGTCGATCTTTGTCAGGCGGTAGTACTCGCCGGACGCATAGCCCATCGTGTCTGCCTTTTTGACAGCCATGACAGGCTCGTTTTGCACCATGATCCAGCGCGTTTCGCCGGGCTGTACCATGACCTTGTCCACGTCTGCGATGGTTGGCACCATTGTGAAGGGACTTTGTCCCCCGCTCTGTGGAGCGGCCTGCTGGGCCATTTGCTGCTGATACTGGCCTTGCCCAAAGCCCATCGGTGACATCCCACTGTAAGGGTTCGATTGCCAGCCGCCAAAAGGATATGCCATAAAGCTTCCCCGTCCTTTCTTGATCTTGTAGCACCAGTGTACCTCTCCCGTATATCCTGAGTGCGCAAGGAGAGTGCAAAGAGTGCGCAAATTTTCAAAAAAGTCTTGACATTTGCACGCAATGCGTGTATAATAAAGACAGTGAAAGACACAAGCACACAACAACATGGAGGTACAAAATTATGAGAAACGCTATTGATATCGCTGCTGACATCCGCAAGTCCGATGTCTGGGATTACGAGCTGTGCACCGAGCTGTGCAAGGCAGCTGACATGGAGGAAGAGTGGGAAGCTGCATCCGCTGGCGATTACGACTGGAACGACTCGAATCGCGGCCCCTCGTTTGAAGAAGTCGTTGAAGCCGCTGCCGAAAAACTGGGCGTTGAGATCTACTAAATAAAAAAATCCCCCGCCCGATGCTTGCCACACCGAACGGGGGATTTTGTGAAAGACACCTCACATGGAGGTGTACATTTATCCTATCACACGAAAGAAAGGAAGTCAATCATGTATACCAAAGCAGAGCTTTTTTCAATGGCCGCAGAGCAGCCGAAGGAAATCTTTGTCAACAACATTACTCTGAGCGTACCGGATGACACTTCTGACTGCGTTGATCTGGACGCTGAGAAAAAGAGGTTGTCCAACATCTGGGATCTGGCGCACTTGTCCATGCGGGAGCTGGTCTCACGCACCGGAATGTCGCAGACAGCTTTTGCAAAACAGGCGGGCATCCCGCTGCGATCCGTGCAGGACTGGTGCTGTGAAAAGCGTGCGTGTCCGGCATACGTCCGGTTTTTGCTAGCTGAGCATTATAATCTGCTATAACCTTAACTATGATTGTAGTGTGGGCTGCGGTTTCCGTCATGGAAGCTTTTGCATGATGACCCGGCCCGCACTGGCAGCCACCAGCAGAAGCGGCCGCACATGCGACGTGGACACTGGTACCACTCCTGGTGACGCATAAAGTGAAGGAAGTGTAAGAGATGCCGCCGAAGAAAAATCACATCGGGGAAAAACACGGGACGCTTGAAGTCATCGCAGAGGCCCCATCAAGAAAAAGTAAGTCCGGAAACTGGCTAACCTGCTGGAGAGTGCGCTGCTCTCATTGCGGATGCGAAAAAATTATGCTTTGGGGAAGCATCCGGAACGCAAAATCGTGCGGGTGCATCAAAGTGACAGATGTGCCAAAGGAATGCACCTGTAAAAGATGTGGAAAATCTTTTACAGGAAATATGTTTACCGTTTACTGCCCAGAATGCAAAGAAGTCATAAAAGAGTTGCACGGCGTAAAAGGGAACTCGTGTTTTTCTTTTGAAACGGTATGTATTGACTGCGGCGCGCATTTTGTTGCAGGTTCAAAAAAAGCTCTCCGATGCCCTGAGTGTAGAAAAAAGGCCAAAAGAGAAAGCAATCGTCTTTGTGCTCAGAGACGAAAAAACGGGACGGCAAGAAGGCTTGGAGAAGTATACTCGTGTGCTGACTGTGGGAAGCCTTTTATCTTAAAAAATGGATTTCAAAAGTACTGCCCAGACTGTGAGCCGAAGCACGCCATACAATCGTGGAAAGAGTATAAGGAAAAATACGCAAAAAAGTAAAAATCCCCGGTGCTCCGCATGGATAGAGCACCGGGGATTTTTATGTGTTCGATTCAAGTGCGGAAAGCACCACTTTCAGGTGATAGCATACAGCCCTACGGCTGTAATGCGTCTGTGCTGCAATGTCCGGCAACGGGAGCCGCTCAACGTACCGCAAAAGAGCTATCTTTCGGTCTACCCTCCCAAGCGGTGCGCTCTTGATAGCGGTGGCCATCCCCTGTCGGTCAAGTCCTTGCAGCGCAGGGGGCAGCACTACACGAGCCGCCGCCACAGGCAGCACCGAGCCAGAAGGGCTGCGGCAACTGTCCGGCGTTGCGCACCATATTGCCAATGGCGGCAAAATGGTTGGGTCTCACGATTTTGTTAACGTCAACAAAATGGTGACATTTTGTCACCGTTTCGCCATAACCGGCAAAATGGTCGTATGTAGTGCTTGCCATGATATCCTCCTTACTGCTTTTGCAGAGCCGCCTTTGCCCGGTCAAAGAAAAACTGAATGATCGTGCCGATGGTCTCATCGGTGATGGCCCAGCTGATGAGCTTGCCCCACTTGCTGGTGCTGAGGGCCGTGCGGAGCATCTGTGCCACCCACGCCTTTCGTTCTGCGCCTCTCTTGGTGCCCTGAATCTCGTGCTCCGCCTGCTCGATCAGGTCAAGCACGGTGCCCTTGACAGCCGCGCCATAGCCCAGCCGGATGCAGCCAAGTGCGTAGAAGATGAACCCGCCCAGCATGAGCACAAGGGCCACAGGGGCGGGAAGTGCGGTCAAAATATTACGAATCGCTTCCATGATTGGTAACTCCTTTCAGAAGATAGTTGTCGATTTCGGTGCGGCTTTTCTGCATCCCTTCGCGGTTGTTGCCGGACAACTGCGCATCCAGAAGGTTGCGCACCCCGTCGAGGGTCAAACGGTTCACTTCATCGATTTCTTCAAAGCGGCGCAAGTCACGGGCAAGGGCCTGCGTGTGTTGAAGCTGGCCCTGCTCTAAGGTGCCGATGCGCTTGTCCAGCTCATCCAGCCGTTTATTCTGCGCATTGTCTGGGGCCTGTGCCTTTTTGATGTACTTGTGGATGATTTCCAGCACCTTGTCGATGGTGATGGCCGCAGCGCACAGGCTGCCCAGGATGCCAAGCACCCACAGCAAAGCTTCTTTTTCGGTCATTTGCCCTCCCGGAGACGGGTCAGGCCCTTCTTGCGGATGATACGGGGGTAATTGACGGTGGTCACGTTAAGGTCAACGTTGCCGGAGATGCCCGGCACAGAGCCCTTGCTGGTGTGCTGGTGGGCGTTGTAGTGGTATCCAACGGCGGGAGTGTGTCCGGTTGTATCGGACAGCCAGACATCCCAACGGCTTGCCAAGCGGCCCATGTCCAGTTCCATGTTGGAGTAGTGGGTGTAGGTGTACAGCTGGGCATAAAAACCCATCTTTTCCACCTGTTCCAGCGCATAGGCGGTGAGGTTGGTGAGGTCGAGGGTGCTCATGGGCTTGAGCTTGTTTTCCTCCACGTCCACCGCGATGGGCATGGTCAGCTCCTTGCCGTAGACCGCCTGCCGCACAAGGGCAAGCTCTGCATCGGCCATCGCTTCACTGGTGGCGTAAGTGTAGTAGTAGACACCCACGTCCAGCCCGGCAGCCTTTGCGTTGCGGTAGTTGGTCTCAAAGGTCGGGTCGATGTACAGGCCGTCTGCCCGCTTGGAGAGCTTGCGGTTGGTGGAGACCGTCTTGAGCATGGCCCCCTTGTAGCCCGCCGCTGCCACCTGCGCCCAGTCGATTTCGCCCTGATACCGGCTCACGTCAATGTACCGGTAGGGCGGTTTCCCTGCCCAGCCGGTCACGGTGTCCACAGTGGGCACGTCCGGTGCAGGAGCAGGCTCTTTCTTGTCGGCACTGTTACCGGCAGCATGAGAGAGCGCAGAGAAGATATCCCGCAAGAAGTCAAGCATCACTTTCCACCTCATAAAAACCCTCCTCCGTCAGCTTTTTCATCACGGCATCCTTATACCGGTCAGGTACGTTGTCGATGGTAAAAGCGCCGTCAAAGCGGTGCAGCTTGATTTGTGTCACATAGAACAGAACCATAGTATCCTCCTTACTGTGCGGCCAGCAGGTCAAGCATAGCCGCTTCCAGAGCGGCAAGGCGCTCTTCTGCGGTGGGCAGCTGTGCCTTTTCCTCTGCTTCCTTGCGGGCCTTTTCCTGTGCGGCCAGCTCGTCGGCGGTGTAGCGGATGTACCGTTGCACTTCCACCTCTTCGTCGTAGGCATCCTGAGCCGGAACAGCTTTGACATCCACGACTTTCTTTACGTCTTTCCCCCCGTTTGGATATTCACGGATGGTCTCGTAGTGGCTGACCTCTTCCACGCCCGCCACAGCATCGTGGTGGATGGTCTGGGTCTCCTGCTTGAGGTAGCCTTTCGTCAGGTCAGGGTTCTCGATGGGGTTGCCGTTGCTGTCGATGATTTTCATAAGGTCTCCTTTCGGTTATGCCACTCTGCGCCAGATGTACGCAGAGTAGTAGGGTGGCATATTGTTGTGAGGCTGGCTATCGCCGAGCGACATTATAAGCGTGGCGTATTTTGTACCATCGCCAAGTTGCACGTTGCTTTGTCCAGCTTCTTCGGAAAGCGTAATAACTCCGCTCGTTCCAACTGCATTTGCGTTGTACACGGCGAATCCGTTTAGACGATCTCTAATGCGCGGAAGCTCATCTTCTGTCAGCGTATGTTTTGCTTCTCCCCCCGTACTCCCTGCCGGGTAGGTCCCGCTTGCACCCATGATAAATTTGCCCTCAATGCGCTCCCATGTGCCGCCGTAAAGCTCTGCCGGGCTGGTCGGGTCACCACTGCCGAACAGGGCACCCTTTGGGTGCATCAGCAGGAACAGAGCGGATATGAATTTTTTCGTAAAACCTGCGTTTCCAATGCTCATAGTACCATAAGCCATTGTAAGTCTCCTTTTCAGGAAACTCGCCTCCAGAAGTAAAAGTAGTATGCCGGGGGTTGGACGGTGGTGGAAGCGCCGTAGATGGGGTTGGAACGAGAGGCATCAAAAAACATTACATCGTCTTTGTAGGACCTACCGGATTCTGTCATTGAATTATCTAAATAGTCAGAACCCTGAATTGAATGTGTAAATAGCTTACCATCCCCGTATGTAATCGAACCGCCTGAACTCTTGCTGCCAGTCATGTGGGGTCTTGCATAAAAAGAGCCCGTAATATTCGGCAGCCCTGCCTCTACCGTTTCCCCACCTTTGTGCCCATCTCCGGCACCCATCGGCACACGATTCTGTGCGACGAGTTCCCACGTTGTGTTTTTATAGCGTGCAGCCGGGGATGTTTTTACGGTGGTGACGATGGCATCTCCAATACGGGGGATTGTACCCCCCCCCCACAATAAATGCGCCGTATGCCATTTTGAGCCTCCTTATCTCACGATGTACCATGTGGCGTTGATGGCTGCCGTAGGCACATCCTTTGCCCGCAGACGCAGGATGCCCTGCTGGGTTTCAGTGTTGGCGAAACAGGCATCTGCCGCCGGTGTAGTGTCGTCCGGAGCCACCACGACATTTACAATGTCCTGCGCGGTCAGCTCTGCGATGGAGATGTCCAGCTTGTGCGGGAAGTCCGTCACAGAGGTGTCATCTACCCAGCCGGTCGTGGGGATGGTGAAGGTGTTCGGGGCGACAACGGCGGCTTTGCCCTTGTTCAGTGCCGCTGCCGCCTTCTGCGCGTTGTTGACCTGCCTCATCAGGTAGTTGTACCCGTACTGTTCATCCATGCCGACTTCTGCGCCGGTCGGGGCGACGGTCTGTTGGGATGTCCAATTTTCCGGGAGATCAGCGGGAAGAGGAATGTTTTTCAGGATATCATCCGCCATAAAGCAATGTGCCCTCCTTGAATTTGATGGTGTGTTTAAATTTTGTTCGGGACGTGGTGTCGACGCTGACATCGTCCTGTGTAAGGGCGGCTCCGAACGCATCTTGCGCGGAGATAGTAGAGACTTTTGTGATCTTTTCCGAGGGAAGAAGCTCATACTGCAGCGTGACTGCCGCACCGGAAAGGCTCTTTGCGAGGTTCGGAACGGTATAATCGCCGTTCAGATGCACCATGTTGATATGATCCGCCAGGTACGAGGCTAGGCTTGCCAGGAACAGCGGGGTCACAGATGCAGAAGCGGGCGCGGCGGCCGTCACCGGGACAAAATTATTTTGTCCCGGTGACGCGAAAGCATCCTTGCCCAAAAGCCAGCTGCCCAGAAGATAGTGATACCGGCTTCCGTTTGCCAGCACTGTGTCCGCGCCCTCCAGAATAGAGAGATTTACGTCCACGTCTGTTTTTTCGGTGATGCCAAAGTAGCAGTCCGAGGAGTACAGCACCTCTCCGGCATCGTTCAGTATCTCGTAGTGCGTGACGGTCGAATTACCTGCCTCCGGTTCAATGGACGCTTCCAGTTTCAGATTCTCGCCTGAGATTATCAGCATTTCAGAACCCGCTTGCAGTGTCGCAGATGCAATGCCGCTTTTCAGCGGTTTCACGGTCGCTGCGCGGTTAAGCCGTGCCGTTGTGGCAAGCTCTGCCGCCTTGTTGGACACGTCCAGAAGAAGCGTCCGCGTCAGTGTCGGCGATGCAGCAGCCTTGGCGGTCGTCCATCCTCCGAACTCGGCAAACGGCTTTTTCCCAAGAGCCCAGCCGCCCAGGCGATACTGATAGTCATATTTTTGCACCTCGACCTGCTCCGTGATCAGGATTCCGGTCTTGAGGTACGGCATACTGATAAAGACGATGTGTGCAGGCTTGATCTGGTTGATCAGGTGCGTCACCTCGTCGTAGTACGACTGGTTCTTTGCGCTCGTCGCAAGCCTCAGCTCGTAGAGCGGGTATGTGATGGAGCACGACCATGCACCCGCACCAATCAGCTCATCCAGCTTCTGATACAGAAACCCCAGTGTGTAGGGCGGGCGGGTCGCAATGCGGGTCATTACACGCTGCCTGCGGAACGCCAGAGATTCTTTTTCCGGGACAGCCACGATGTGAAACACCTTTTCCCACTGTGCAACGGAATCCTCGTCCATGGTTTGGAAAAAGAAGTTGCTTTGAACCCCTTCCACGGAACCGGACAGCAGGTCAAACTCCGCTTTTTCAGCAGTGCAGATCTGCTGATAGTCCTGCACTTCCCGGTAGATGGGCGGCAGCAGCGGCAGCAGGTCATGCGAGAGATCAAGCTTCATGCAGCGTCACCGTCCCAACCACAGGAACCTGCTGCTGTGCGCCGGTTTCTGTCAGAATCAAATCGTCCGCTGCTCCGTTCAGCTGGACGTTTGTCACGTTTACCACGCCCTCTGCCGTGATGATGGCCGCAGATACGCGGGCCGTGTAGACGTTGGCGCTATACTCAATGCCGGTTTTGCTGATATTGGTCTCCCAGCTTTTCCGCACATTGAGCAGATATGCCTCCAGCGCCTCCCGTACCGCGGTGCGAACTGTATCCAGCGAGTAGCTGGGCAGGAGTGTCACCGATGCGGTGACCGAAACTTCCAGCTTCTCCGGGGCCGTGATCGTTACCTTTGCACCGATGGGCGCAAGACCGAGCCCCTGCCCGGAGTACGGCACCGGGTCAATGGTGTTCTGAATGGTCTGCACAAGGTCGGTGGATGCAGGCAGCCAGTCTGCACCCAGAACGGAGCAGAGCACCGTGCCGCCGCCTCTCCATGTCGGGTACACCTGCACAGCGCCCACACCGTCCAGCTTTTTGATCTCCTCCACGTACTGCGCCACATTGCCGCCAAATGAGCGGCTGTTCAGCGATGCCTCGATGCGGGCGCGGAATTCGTCATCGGTCTCGGTCTCGTCTCCGGGTGTCAGGATATCCGAGATCCGGGCAGAAGTCAGGCCCTGAATGGTGTCGATGGGTAGGATAGGGCCGGTGTAGTCGTTGCCGATGGTGCCGGGTGTTTCGGCCAAAAGGCGGTAGGTGTGCCCGGAACCCAGAGCGGACAGCGCAATAAAATTGATACTGTCCGCGCCGTTGATGGTAGAAAACCGGCTGCCCAGCGGGATATCAATATTGAACTCGCCTTTTCTCACCGCCGCCGTGGCCTGCTTGCGGGTAACGGTGGCGATGGGGGCCAGCAGATCCAGCGCTCTGCCAGTGGCTGTCTGAAAAAACGCCTGCCGCTGCACCATGTTCAGAGAAAGGAAGAACCCCTCAAAGACATAGGCGGCGGGAGAAAGCGCTGTTGGGATGGGGCTTGTGTCCCGCTTGTCGTAGTCGTCCGGAATCTGAGACAGCATATAGTCCAGAATGGCCCGGTACTGTGCGGTAGAAAAATCGATCATGCTGCGGTGTTCACCTCCGTGCTTGCCTGCATTTCGCCGTAGATCGTGGAGACGGTAAAAGATGCTGTCAGGGCCTGTCCCTGCACCGTGTAAGAAAAGTCCTTCACGCCGGTCACCCGGTCGTCCACGGTCAAAGCCTCTTCCAGGCGGCGCTGCAGTTCGGCAGCCACATAGCCCGGGTCTTGCCCAAGCAGCCCCTCCCACTCCATGCCGCTGTAAGACCGGAAGATCTGCCAGCGATAACGTTCCACGTTCAGAATGATGGTCACGGCCTGTTTTACAGCCTCGTACCCATCGCATTCCCCGGTGATGCGGCCAGATGTCTGGTCAATGAACCAGGTTCTGGACGGCTGAGAAACGTACTCCACGCCGCCGGAAAGGTCGATGGACGCGCCTGTGGGAAGCGTAGCCATTACGATTCACCTCCGTATACCCGGGAAAGCACAATGAATTTTTGGCCGCTCTGTACCCGGAGCAGCAGCACTTTGTCCCCAACTTTCAGAGCCGGGTTAAGGATGATGTACTTTTTGTCCTTGCTCAAAGGCAGCGCAGCGCCGTTTTCCCAGCCCACAAAGTTTTCTGCCTGAACTTCTGCGTCAAATCCATCCGGCAGGGCCGACCACTCCGTGAAGTAGGGTGGGGATGTGAATGCGTCCTCGCTTGGGCCGGATGGTGTTGCGTGCTTGTGCAGCAGGATCTTGATCTCGTGCCGGTGGCGCAGGATGGGAATTTTCTTTTCAATGACAGGCTCTGCCAGATAGAGCACAGCCTGCTTCAGCGGGGCCATTGCTTCACTGATCTGGATCTCCAGCTCATCATCGTCCGGCGGGGCCTTTGTCACTGTTCCGATCTGCAGATCTGTGGGCTGCCCGGCATCGTTGGTCTGCCGGTTGATCTCCTGCAATACTCCCAGTAAATCCACGCTTCTCCCTCCTTACAGTGCTTTTGCTTCCAGTTCCATGGTGTGCTCGTCATTTTTGAAGGTGTGCTCCGCCTTTTCCAGCATGACATACCGCTTGAACGGCTCACCGTCCAGATCGGACAGGTTCACCAGAATCAGCGCCCCGGCCCGCAGGCCCGGCACGCCCAGAGAAGAGAACTTGAGCTGCTGCAATACCCGGTTATAATATTCCAAGCTCACTTTTGCCTGTTCCTTTACCTGAGCGTCGTTGGCGGCCTCGTCCACGGTTTGATACAGCTGCAAAAGGCCCCACTTCCCGATGTGCTCCGAATCCTTCATCACGAAAACATCCGCCTTTCCCGTCTTCTGATTGGGCCGGGCCAGCTTGATGCTGTTGTAGGTCTGGGTGTCGATGGAAGAATTAAAGGTGTAGTTCGTCATCAGGCTGTAATCGCCAATGACAATATCGGTCTTCAGGCTGCTGGCTTCTTTCAGAGCCAGCCCGTCACCGGAATCGTAAAACACATAGACCTTGCCGGTGTTGAGCAGGGTCTTTTGCAAGGCGGTGTTGATGATGTCGATGCAGCTTTTGTCCTGCATGATGAGGGAGGGCAGTTTATAGCCGGTGTCAGCCAGCTCCCCCACGTCCAGCTCAAAGTCCTCTGCGATCTGCCGGATGATGTCCCCGGCGCTCTGGCCGTAGAAGGAGTAGCTGGCGTTTGCCTTGAGATACCGGATGCGGTCATAGCAGACAACGTCCACCGGCCCCCAGCGGTCAAAACCCCGGTTAAACACCCAGCCGTAAAACTGAAGCTGACCATTCGCAGAAAAGCGGATCACATCCCCCTCTTCCAGCTTGGATTCCGGGGTGCGAAGATAGGTAAAGGTCAGTTTGCCCGGCTGACCGGTGCGCTGGGTAGACCAGACCACCTGCGTGGTGCAGTTCGTCAGGTTTAGGGTGTTTCCGGTGGCTTTCTGAGCGGCCAAAAGCTCATAGGTCATCCTTCCACCTCCTGCAGGCTGTTCTCCGGCATCCAACCTAGCACAGTGCCGCCGGTGTCTGCCACGCAGACGGGGCAGGGCCGGGTACGGTCGATGATGCGCCGCACCACGACGATCCGGCCATGGATGCTGGTCAGAACTTCCTCCCCGCTGCCGGTGCCGTAGACCTTCCCGGTGGCTTTCCGCCTGGCCCCCACAACGAGCTTGTCTGCGGGGGTGCTCCTGGTGGGGGTCAGGGAGAGCTTTACAGCGCCTGCGGCATTCACCGCAGTGTTTACCGCCGTAGCTGCTGAAACGGCCCGTGCGGCAACGCTGGCCACGTCAGAGATGATGCTGGCCGGGGAAAAGGTTCCGGTCTGGCCAGCGCCCTGCACAACGGCCCTCTGCGGGGAGTAGTCCTTGTACTCGGTCAGGCTCAGGTCAAAGTAGAAGTCCCCCGTCTCAGCGCCGCGCTCCTCTGCCTTGAAGCTGGTAACGAGGCATCGAAAGCCCAGACTCGGCCCCAGGAACGGTACGCCGTTCTCATAGAACCGGACGGGCGTATAAACGATGGGAGACTTTCTCTTCATGGCGGTGGTGAAGAATGCCATATACACCGATGGGGGAAGATGAATGCCGGTCTGGCCCGGCAGCCGCCGCCCGGGCAGCAGGCCAGAAATGGACACGGTGCGCAGGTTCGGCGTGCGGGGCTGCATGATAGGGCCAAGGCCCAGCACGTTATAGCTCCCATTGTCGGCAGAAAGGGTCTCCGGCAGCTTTTCCGGGTTGATGGGCAGGGCAATCACCGTTGCGCCGCTGGAAAAATACAGCTTATACAGGGACATCTCTTTCTCCTTACTGCACGGTGACGGTGCTTCCTGCGTTCATCAGATCCACCAGAACGTCCCGCAGGGTGTCTGCCAGATTCCGGGCATCCTTTTCGGTGCTGCCGGTGTTCTGGCCCTGCACGGTGATCATGGGGGTCTGGCTTGTCAGGTTGACGTTATTGACGTACTTGCGTTCAGCCACATCCACCAGCATCTTGATCTGCTCATCGGACAGATCCACGGTCTTTGCGATCTTGCCGGTGTTCTTGTCGATGTTGCCCAGCAGGTCTTTCACGTCTGCCGCCTGCGGAATTTCCAGCTCTCCCGTGCTGGTGCCCATAAGGCCGGATTTTCCGAGGTTTGCGCCCCAATCGCGACCGGCCTTATAGGCCTTGCCAAGGTCGATGTTTTCCCACGGCTTGACGACTTCCGTGTAACCGCTGGCCCACTTTTCATATTTGCGGTCGCGCTGGAGCTTTGTGACCGTGGCATTCACGCCGCTGGTCAAATCCACGGTCACGCCTGGGATCTTGTTCAGCAGGCCCTCCAGTCCCTGCGCGATGTTCTGCAAGTACTGCATTACCGTGATCGCCATGTCGTAGAATGCGATTTTGATTGCAGCCAGGGGGTTGTTGAACGCATTCGCCAGGAAATTCACAAAAGCAGCAAAGCCGTTCTGCAGCGGAACCAGAACGCCGTTGAAGACGAATGCGCCCACAGTCGCAAATGCTCCCGTGATGATGCCCGTGGCCGAAATGCTGGAGCCCGTCAGCTTGTTGAATGCTGCCACGCCTCCATACAGAGCAGCCACCAGCACCAGAACTGCCGCAGCAGTCAGGGCGATGGGATTCGCTGCCATAACAGCGTTATAGAATGCCTGCATGGACGCGGCTGTTTTTGTAGCCGTTGCGAGGATGTTTGTCCAATTGGCGGCAATCAGGAGCACGCCGAACGCCGCGCCCAGGCTGACTACCAGAGGTATCGCAACATTCAGGTTGTTTGCCACCCAGTTGATGGCCGTCAGAAGCGGGTCAAGCGCCCGGACGGCGGTGTTGCTTGCCACTGTCCAGACCTGTGCCCAGGTCATGGGGGTCTTTTCAAACTCTTTGTTGGTGTCCTCGGCTGCCGCAAACAGGGCATTTTTCACGATGTCGGCAGTGATCAGGCCCTGAGAACCCATCTCGCGCAACTCGCCCACGCTGACCTGCATGTAATCCGCAATGGACTTTGCGAGGGCAGGAGCCTGCTCCATCACGCTGTTCAACTCGTCACCGCGCAGCACTCCAGATGCAAGCCCCTGTTCCAGCTGAAGAATCGCGGCCTGCGCAGACGAACCGGACGCACCGGAAAGGGCCAGCTGCTTGTTCAGCTGCTCTGCAAACTGCACGATCTCTTTGGAGCTGCTGAACGCATCACCGGCCATTGTGCCCAGCTGGGAGACCAGCCCCATGGTATCGGTAAAGCTGCCCCTGGAACGCTGGGCCGACTGGTAGATCATCGTTTCCAGCTCCTGGGTGGTCTGCAGGCCGTCGTTCATTCGATCAAGCCGGGCACGCATGGAGACCAAGCTATCAGACAGATCAACGGCCTTTTTCAAGCCCTGAATGCTCAAATAAGAGGCTGCCAGCCGGAGAACCGAAGATGTCAGGGATTGGGTGACGCTTTGCGCCATATTTTCCTGCTCCTGCAGCCGCTTTGTAGCCGCTGCCGCCTCATCCTTGGCCGCTGCCGTTACACTGGCGGCGTTTTCAGCTGCTTTCATGGATTGGGTCAGGGTCTGCTGCTGCGCTTCCAGCCCTCGGATGGTTGCGCCCAGCTTCTCGGTCTGGGTGTCCAGCTTTTTGAACGCTTCCGTGTTCTGCTGACCGGCGGCAACCATTTCTTCCTGCTGTGCCACATACGATTCAAACTTCGCATTTGCGGAGATCAGCTGTCGGGAAACGCTGTTCAAAACAGACTGATAGTTCCGGGCCGCTGTCTGTGCCGTTGTGGTAGAGCTTGATGCTCTCTGTGCGGCCTGAATGTATGCGCCAAAGGAAGAGGAAAACTGATCCTGAAGGACAAGCGTTTCCTGAATTTTAGCCATTTCGTCCCGCCTCCTTCATCCGCTGGGTCTCCTCTCTGCGCTTTTCCATGGAGTGCAAAGCAAATGCCCTCACCAGCGCCTTTTCACGCACCGGCAGGGCATCGTACTTGCCCGGGGGCCAGCTGAGGTTAACGAAGCAATAGTAAGCCACCAGCACGTCGATATCCCAGCTGCCCCCGGAGATCAGTTTTTTGCCTCTTCGTCCAGGCTCTTATCAAAGCCGGAGAGCTTGCTCACGGCATCGATCAGGCGGCCAAACTCACCGGCCAGAAGCATCTTGCCGGGAACCTGAACCGGGTCTTTGGTGCCGTAGGCCTCACACAGCTCCGCGCTGCGGAAATCCGGGAAAACGGTAGCTTCCACGATGGTGCGGGCACTCAGCTCGTTGGCATCAATGGAATCCTGCCACTGGCCGTCCACCTTTTTCTGCTTGGTGGCCGCTTTGATGATGGCAGCGTTTTCCTCCTGGGTCAGGGAGCGGATCTTGAACGGGGTCGGTTTGCCGTCCTCGCCCAGAAAACGCTTGGAGATGATGATTTCCTTTTCCTCGCAGGTCACAGCGGGATGCAGAAATGCAGAAAGTGCGCTCATAAAAAATACCTCCTAAAATCAGTTGCTGCCCAGGTTGGTGGGATCGTTGAACGCTTCCAGACGTTTGACGCTGGTATAGCTGAAATTGAAATCGTAGTTCAGCATGGCTTCCTCGTCGTCCAGAATGGACAACGGGATATCGCCGGTCAGTACGCAGCCATAGTAGCCCATTACCTGAGCACCCACGCTGGACGTGGGGTCCTGGTTTGTGATGGTGATGTCAAACAGATCCTGCACGCCGTTTTCGATGTAGTTCAGCACCATATCGGTGAAAAGATTGGAGCCGTTGGAACCGAAATAGACGTTGCCGGTACCGGTCTGGGTGACACCGTTGGCCTTTTTCTGCACCTTTCGGGTGCCGATGGTCTTCATGTCCGAAGTCTGAATGCCTGCAATGGTCTTGATGTTCCGCATACCTGCGGCTTCCAGAATGCGGCCGTTCCGGGTAATGGTAATTTTGCCCTCTGCACCGTTCAGGGTGTCCTGGGCCATCAAATAACTCATCTTTGTACCTCCTTACGCCACATCCAGGGTGATATAGATCTTGTTGGTGCTGCCCACGGCCTCGATGGCCAGCGTAATGAGCACGGCATCCTTTGCCTCGCCTGCTTCCACGATGACATCCGTCTCGCCGTTGAAGTTCTGGATGCCGCCGGATGCCTGGATCTGATCCAGATATTTGACGATGGCGCTCTTGTACTGGCGGCGGCCGTCCTCGGTGTTGTCCACAATGCCCACATAGCTCTGGGCGAACTGCTTGTACAGGTCGTTGGCAATGGTGTTGCACAGCCGCATGGTGCGGTTGTAGCGGTACACCTCGCCGATCTCGCTGGTATAGGTGACCAGAGAGTTGATGTCATACTCCACCCGGACGGTGCCGTCATCGGCGTTGAACACGAACTTGCCTGCATTGATGGCATCCACATACTGGTTGTGGGTCATCTTGGGGGAAACGTCCACCGCGTTGGGAACGGCGGCATTCGTCAGGTCGTTGGCGTAGGTCGCTCCGGAAAGCGCACCGCCGACCCACCAGACGGCTTCCTTCGGGGTCAGGGTGGTTCCATCGTTCATCACCAAACCGCTGCACACGTTGACGATAAAGCGGGTGTCAGGGTTGGTGGCATTGGCTTCCACCAGCTGAGAGAAGCGGCCCACTTCGGTGTTCACGCGCTTGATAAAGGTCTCCATCGCGGTTTTTACGGTGGCATCCTCGCCGTCGTACAGCATGGAATCGAAGTTGTAGGGCTCGATGTTCGTCAGGTAGGTGCTGTATGCGGAAGAGTTTACCTCGCCGTCTTTGCCGCCGGAAAGCTGGGTGCCGACATTTGCAGCCAGAGTGCCCGTGCCGCTGAAATCCACCCAGTCATTGCCGGTCAGGTCTGCAACGGTCTTGCCGGTCTGCTGATCCTTCACCACACCGTCAACGACCGTGGAGACCTGGAAACTGCCCGCAGGTTCCGTCAGTGCGGTGACGATCACAACGATGTCGTTGCCTCGGGAGCCGGGAAATTTTGCGGTAGCCGTCAGCGGGGCGATAGTGCCGGTTGCCTTTGCACTGTCTGCAGCGGCCGGGCGGTAAAGCAGCAGCTTGGTGGGTGCTGCGGTGCGGTTGGAGCCGCTAAAGATCATGGATGCAAATCGATTGTGTGCATCTGTGATGTCGTAACCGGTATAGGGGATCAGGTCTTCCCCGGCGGCGATCTCCATCACCTTGCCGACGGGCCCCCAGCTCATGGGTTCGCAGATCGTGACCTTGCCGCGGTCGCCAATGGTCAGATTCTGCTGGCTCTTGGAGCGAAATTTGAAGTAAATGCCGGGCCGCACCTTGTTCTGTACAGCCCAGGTTCCGCCTGCTGCCATAGGTGTCACTCCTTCCAAAATTCTTTCACAGCGGCTTCAGCCTCTGCGAGGGTGTAAAACGGTTTGTGTAAAACAACAGCCAGAAAATCCGGCTGATACCCCGCAAAACGCGGGTCTTTCAGCAGCACTTCCCGGCTGTATTGGGTATTATCCTGTTTCATTGGTCTACCTTCTGGTTTACGGTCTGGGTCTGCATCTTCACTGCGTCCACGGGCTTTTCCACAAAGACACGCAGCTCAAACTTATAATGCAGTCCGTCATCGTCGATATCCGTGCTGCGCTCGTAGGCGTGCAGGAGCTTTTCCGCTTCTGTTCCATCGGAATAAGGAAATGTTTCCATGCAGAAATCGAGCGTCTCAGCGGCTTTGTTGTACTGCTGGCGCAGGTCTGTGAGGTTGTAGTCCAGCAGATAGGTCAGGTCGAGCCGGATGGTGCGCAGCCAGCGCCCGCCAGGGTAAGGCTTGATATCGTTGCCCCGCTGCTGGATGAACATGCAGGGCGGCTCTACGCCTTGCTGGGCAGGGTCTTCCAGCATCTGCACACCGGGCAGGATGGGAGCCAGATACTCCGCCAGAGACCGAGCCAGCGTTGTGATGGTAAAGTTCATTTCAGCATCTCTCCCAGCTTGTTTATGGCTTTTTCTGTCTCTACTTTCACGGTGTGCTTGTATGCCTCAATCCCCGCATCGGACATGTGCAGGCCCTCAACGTAGGTTGTTTTCGTGCCCACCATCATGCCGCCGGGCTTGCTCATATCGATCTGCAAGAGACCGCTAGATGGCTCGACTGTAAGGTGCGGCACAAAGTGCTTGTCCATCCGGTGGCCATCGTTGACGTAGGAGGCATAATTTGCATTATTGCTCAGGTTCGTCACAAGTTCCCCACCCAGAAGTCCATAAGGCTCTGTTCGGCTGTCAACAGCCCACCGTTCCTTAAGCTCCCCGGTGCGGGTATTGGTTCCGCTCAGGCTGTCCGTTGTGGGCGGGGTCTTATCCTGCGCCGCTTCCACGGCCCGGAGGGTGGCATTGCGGGCAACGTCTGCGAGCATTTCGGGCAAAGCGGCCTGCGCCGCCTCCAGCTTCTTGATGTACTCCTGCAGGTTCATTTCGCACGCTCCTGACTGAGAAGGACGACCTCCTGGTGGGCCAGCCCGGGAAGCACGGCCCCGAAGGGCTCATAGTACAGGTCAGGATCCCCGGCGAAGTACCGGGTTTCCTGCACGGAGTGCCCCAGCCGTGCCCCCCTGTGGATCACTAGCTCATCGCCGGGCTTGATATCCACATCAATATCACAAGCCAGCTTGTCCGTTTTTTGGACATTGGCTGCGGTTTTGGTCATGGTGAGGGGCTTGTCCTGGCTGCGATACACCCGGCACGGAACGCCAGTGCAGACGACCTTCCGTTCCTTGCGGCTCAACTGGCCATCCTTCACAGTTTCCGTGCGCCTGATCTCCATCAGGTCGGTATACCAGTCATTCCAGTTCATGGGTGCACCTCACATTACGAGAGTTCCGGCCGCACCGATAAAGCGGGCACGGTTTGCCAGCATCTGACCGTAGGTGGTGGCGTTCAGGTCGCCCCAGTCCTCTGTTCCTGCGGTCAGGGCGCTGGTGTCGTAGGTCACGGAGCTGTCTCCCAGCGTGGCAGACTTCACCACACCCACCAGAGCGCCTGACGCTGCCGCCTGCGCCGGGGTGGCGGTGCTCTCTGCATAGGTGCGCAGCTGCAAAGTGACGTAGTGGGCCACATAAAGCCCCACGGCATAATGCCAGCTATCCAGCCATTTATCAGGCTGAATGCTGACGTTTGCCATTTTCACGATCTCTTCCAGCATCACGTCCGGCAGGTGGCAATTGCCGTCCGCGTCACAGAACTGCGGGTATTCCGCCTTGAACTGCTCTGCGGTGTAATTGCCCACACTCTGCCCCAGATTTGCGGCCTGCGCAAGAACGCCCTGAAACTGCGGTTTCATCGTCCAGCACATGGGCAGCCTCCTCAGTCTTCCTGCGGTTCGGCAGGCTTGTCCCAGTCCGCAGTCTTTTTCTTGCGGACGGGCTTGTCTGCGGCATCCTGCACGGCCTTGTCGCTGCGGTTCGTGGGTACGATGTCACCATCGGCCACCAGCGCCTTGAAATAGGCCGTCTCTGCCGCCCAGTCCGGCACTTCGACCAGCTGCTCCCGGTGGAGCGGGAAGGTCTGGGAACCGTCTGCGCTGGGCAGGATGATGTTTGCTTTGGAAAGCACGAAAGCCATTTCTGCCACCTCCTGATCAGATGCCGTCCACGTACAGCATGGAGGTCTGGTACATGAGCTGCACCTCGGATGCGTTTGCCATATAGGCGGTGTCGTAGCAGACATTGGTGACGTTGGGGGCGCTCATCACGCGGGACAGGGGCACCAGCTCGTCCGCCTTGACAAAGCGGCGGTTGTTGACGTACACCACCATGCGGTCACCGCCAGAAGTGCCAGCGCCCTTGACCCAGCGGGTGGGAACGATCTCCAGATCCACGCCGTGGTTTGCGGCCACGTTGTGCTTCTTCAGGAAGTCGTAGATGGTCTCAGTGCCCAGGTCACTCACCATAGTGGTGGTGATGTAGCTGTACTGCTCGTAGGGGATCAGGATATGGTTGGGGATACCGGCCTCATCGTACTCGTTGGCAGCCCACACGGCAGTGATGGCGTTGTTGATGTCCGTCAGGATCTGCTTGGGGGTCTTGTCTGCAAACTTGGTGGAGGAGCCGGTGCCGGAGGCTGCGGCAGTGGTCTTGGTGACATCGGGGTTGTTGACCAGGCCGGTGGTGGCGTACTCGTCAAAGCCAATGTAGGTATTCTGGTCCATGTGCTTGTCGTATGCCAGCCGGATGCCGTCCTGAAGCATCTGGTCAAGGCTGCGGCCAATGAAGTTGGCGCGCTGCATATCCACGAACATGACGCGCAGAGCGGCGGCAAAGACATGGGCCTTGAATGCACCCTTGCTCACGCTGGCCTGCACCACAGGGATGCCGTTGGAGCCGCCGCCATTGACGGCAGAAGCGCCGGAGCCGCCTGCCATACCGTAGGCCACGGACATGGCGGAGACGTAATCCACCCAGCCGCCGCCTACCTCGATGGGGATATCACGGGGATAGGTGACGCTGGTGAGGGGCTTGCGGATCAGCGGGTCACGCTTTTCCAGCTCGCTGGTGAGGAACGCGTTGCCGCTCTGGATGGCAGCCGCGTCCATGGTGGGAGTGCCGCCGGGCAGTGCAGCACCGGCGTTGTTTACGGTGAAAGTACCGGCATTGGTGGTGCCGACGTTCTGGAAGTTTGCCATAGTCTAAGCCCTCCTATCAGGCGTTTGCACGGGTGAGGATGACCAGCTCGGCCACGCCGTTGGCATCAGCCGCGCCGCCCCACTGGCAGTTGGTGAGTTTAACGGAGTTCCCGGCGGTCTTTTCGTCCGCTTCTGCCTCAAAGCCGCCGACCAGTGCGGTAGCATAGTCAGCGGTCTTGGCAATGCGGACGTAAACGTCACCGCCCAGAGCCGGGGTCCCGCGCTGGCACAGCACGTTGATGCTGCCGCGCTGGAACACGCTGCAGGCCTCGCCGGGGGCGTATCTGCCGCCGTTCTGGTCAGGATAGACCAGGGCGCTCTTGACCTCGCTGCCCGCAATGCCTGCGAACTGTGCAGCGGTAGTGCCTGCACCGCCCATCACCACGACTTTGCCGCCGTCGTACTTCAGGGCGGTGCCAAAGGGGATGTTCTCGGTGCCGCCAACGGGGCGGGTGTTGACGATCATATCCGGCTGGCGGGCATAAGTGCCAGCAAAGCCGTGGGGCATGGTCTTGCCGATAATCTGAGTATTCAGGGACATTTTTTAGCCCTCCTTCTTCATGTGGGGATTGCGGTCGTTATAAGCGGACTGGGAATCCTGGCACGCCTGCTCATACCTGTTCTTTCCGGATGCGCTGGCGGCAGCGGCGGCGCTGTCCTGCGCAGCCTTTGCGATGGCATCCACGGAGCTGGTACCCTTGACCTGCTCGATCAGAGTCTTGGACAGGGCATCACGGGTGGCCTTGTCTTGAATGCCGTTGATGATGGGGCGCATGGCTTTCAGCAGAGCTAGGCCGCTGTCATTGGCGGCAGGCTTTGCGCACTCGTCCTCGGAAGGAACAGTAGTGGAACCGCTTTCGTCCTTGCCCTCCTCCTTCTCCTTCTTGTCAGGCTTTTCGCCGGACATTTCAGCAATCACCTTGTCCAGGTCTTCCGGCTCTTTGTCCTCTGCCTTCTTGGTGTTGGAATCGATCAGTTGATCCAGCTTGCCGGAAAGATTGTTCAGTGCGTCCAGAACAGCGGTGTTCTGGGTGTCAGCGGGCGCTGCTTTCTTAGCGGGGTCTGCATCCTGCGCCGGAACGGCGGGTGCTGCATCCAGCGCTGCGGCAGCGGTCTCCACCATGCTGTCAAGCTCTTCGGGGGCCGCGTTCTTTGCCGCCAGACCGAACAGAGACAGCAGATTCTTGCTCTTGCTCATGTGTTTTACCTTGCCTTTCTCCGCCGGAAGTTCGGCGGCACTGTCTTTTATTGCGACATCACGGCCAGCGCGCCCACGGGGCACGATGGCGATGTGATTGCCTCTGATATGGGTCTGCCGGTATCCTGCACCGTCTGCCTCGTACTGGCAGTAATAGCCGCAGGACACATCCCGCATGGCCCCGTTCTTGACCTCTGAGATCAGCGTGGGGTCTTTCAGGTACAGGTCAGCCACCAGATAATCACCCGCTCGGCGCACATTCTCTGCGTGTCCTTTGGAGTAGGCGGCCTGATTTTCCTGTACGATCATCTCCGAGGGGTGGGTGTTGGTGACATCTTTGCCCTCAAAACTGGCAATTGCCGCCGGGTCAAACACATCCTCGGCGCTTCGTGTCACCTGAAGAACACGCTCCGGCATCCCGTCCAGCCCGATCTCACGGGCCAGATAGTTCTGCGTGCCGGTACGGGCGATTTTGACATCGTGGCAAATTAAAAAGCCCTCCGGCGTTTCCGTCATGTGAGGGCTCAGTTTGCTTCCATAGTACGCGATCAATCGGCATCACCTCCGCTTCTGTATGCGTTCATCCATTTGTGATATTTTTCGTCATCTGCCAGCTTGTGCCGCTGGAAGGTCTCAAAGGTCTTGGGCACCTTGTCACCCAGAGCCGTGCGGTATTTTTCCCACTGGCGGTAGTCCCGCAGCCAGCGGTTGCGTCCCTGCTCTTTTTTGCGGTAGGCCTCGATCTGCGCCTTGGTGCGCGGGTCTCGGCTGTAGGGGTTCGTTCTGGGGTCGGAAAAGTGCCGGACCTGCTCCAGCTCTTTCTCGGTGCGGCCGGCTGGTGTCCAGGGGCGAAGGGCGTGCAGGCAGTTCGGATGGATGTTTAGCCAGCTGTTCGTCAGATCATCCGGCCCTGCAGGGTCTACTTTGCCGAAGGCATCCGAAAGCGGCGGGAAATGCGGGTCTTTTCCGCTCTTGCTGTATACCCGGCCCTCATAGGGGGCGCAGAGGGCACAGGTTGTGCCGTGGGAGCTGATCTGATATAAGTCCTGCCCCTCGTCCTGCGTCACCACAGACAGGATTTCAGCCTGCCGAGACGTGGTGCGGGAGACCATCGTTGCATAGGTGTGCAGGCTCCAATTCCGTCCCGCCTTGTCTGTGAACGCCGTCACGCCATCCCGGCGGAGCGCTTCCACGAAAGCGGGCACGCTTTGGTTCACGCCCCTTCCCACAGCTTGCTGCGCTGCCACCTGCTCAAGACCGACCCGCCGGTAAACGTCCGGCTCAGTCCGGCCCAACAGGGCACTTTGCAGGGTGGAGAGCACCCTCATGTTCCCGTCCACCAACTTCCCCATGAGGTTCATCGTGAGCTTTTGCACGATGTCCGTCTGGGTGCTGGTAAGGCTTTGGGCATTTGCGTAGCCTCGCAGGTGCTTTTCCACGGTCTCGCCGGAAATCGCCCGGGCCTCCGGGTGGCGAACGTAGAACTGCGCCTCCACCATACGGGGCACATACTCCCATTCATCCGTTTCCAGCTGACGCAGGATCTCCTGCACCCGTTCCAGCGCGGCCACGGCGTGATAGTCCACAAGCCCCCGGCTGCGCAGGCGGCCGATCTCGTTGATGATATCGGTCTCAGCCTTGATATAAAGCCGGATCAGGCGTTGCAGCTCCCGCTCAGGGGATGCACGTGCAAGGGTAGGCATGTATTATTCGCCCTCCTCAGTGTCTTCCTGCGTCTTTTCATCCATCAGCCCCGCCAGCGGGTCGCGCAGGGCGGTCACGTCCTGATAGGTCTGGCCTTGCTTTGCGGCAATCAGCTCGTCTGTCAGGGAGCCAAACAGTCCGGTCTCATCCTCCAGCTTCTTGAGCTCACGCATTGCCACATCTGCATCCAGAAGCCCTGCCTGAAACGCCGCAATGATGACATCGCTCTTTTCCTTGGCGATTGTCGCCGTCTCGCTGGCAGTGGGTGTCCACAGCGGCGGGAACGTTACATCAAGGTCAAGCTGCTCAATGCCTGCGCTGCGGGCTACCACCGGAAGCAGCTTGTCCAGAATGGGCCGCAGCTTGCTTTCCCGCAGGGTGTCCACGTAGTCGTAGTAATTTTTCAGGTCGCTTTCGCCGGTGGCGTTCATGCCCGCCGGGGAACGGCCAAACAGCTTGGTCATGGGGTAGTGGGACGCACCGCACAAGTTCAGGCACATGCTCTCGTACACGTCAGACAGGCCAGTAAAGGTGTACTGGGTGTTGCTGATTTTGTTGCCCTGCTCTACCAGCTGCATCCCGAAATTGGAGCGCAGGACCTTCTGGGCCTGCATGGTGTTCCAGAAACGCCGCTGCACGTCCGGGCTGGACATGGAGAGCAGCTGCTCCAGACCCTTTACCTCCATGGTGTTGACGTTCGCTTGGAAGGTCAGAGCGGCCATGTTGGCGCTTACGTTGTCGTGGGCCACCACGTCGTTATAGAGCGCTTCCACCTCGGACTCGCCCCAGTAAAGCTCTGCCTGCCGTTCCAGATCAGGAAGTTCTCTGCCCACGAAACGCACAAGGCGGGAGTGATGGACACGGGCAGCAGTGTGCCCGGCGGCATCGTTGATGCTGTAGTACTCTGGCACAAGCTCCCCGCCCTCAAAGGTCAGGCCTGCATCCGGGCTGATTCCCTGCCAGCGGTCGAGGATGTACAGCCCCCGGAAGCTGCCGGGAAGAATAGCTTCGGCATCCAGCGGGCGGGAAAGGTCCTCCTGCCCATCAATAAGGATAAGCCCGGCGGCACCGCCGTACAGGCGGCCCCATTTCAGGCCAGTGCTCACACGGTCCCGGAGCCGGGTGGAACGCTCCACAGTCTGGATTGCCTTTCCTTGCTCCGGTGTGGTGCTCTTGAGGTCGTACCACTCTCTGAGCATATCGTCCACAAGTAGCCCAACGACGTTCTGCACCACCCAGTTGCTGCGGTACAAGCTGTTCAGCAGGGCGTAGTTGTCCGTCATCCGGGTCAGCGGGTATTCCGTTGCTTCCAGCGGGCTTTGTGAGCCGTACCCCAGCGAGAACAGCGGGTTGGAGAAAGCGTCCAGCGTGGCTGTCATCGGTTTCTCTGTGCCCCCGGCGGGGCGGTTTTTGTTACGTCTGGACACGTTCAAACCTCCAATCAGGCAGTGAGTTGATATAGTAGCGCAGGGCATCCGGGCCGTGGTCCTGCTGTTTGATGGGCTTTTCCACGCCCATGAGGGCGGCTTTATCGTCCCATCGGTATGTTCCGAGTTCATCCAGCAGCCCCTCGCAGTCGGTGGAGATCAGCAGATCGCGGTGGGAAAGGAGTGTGCTGCACTTGCGGATACCGTTCAGCACGTCGTTGTTTCCTTCTATCACATAAACGCCGCGCTGGCGCAGAGCTGTGATAAAGGATGCTGCCGCCGGGTCAACAATGGCAGCGCAGGGGTCTTTCCCCATAAACTCCATGAAATCATCGGCATACTCTTCATCTGTTTTCTGCCTGTGTTCCTGGCGGCTGTCCCACCGGTATTCCCGATGCGCCCGGACTTTCTCGCCGTCATCGTATACATCGAGATAGACGGTCGGGTTGGTGGTTCCGTAGTCGCATGTAATGGTACGGGTGGAAAGGCTCTTGAATCCCACCGGTGCGTCCTGCGGGCGGTAGGTGTTGGCGGTGGTGTCCATCATATCGTAGATCAGGCCCTCGGCCATCACCCAGCGGCCCAGAATGTAACGCTCGTAGAACACGCCGCTGTACATGCTGCGGTAACGCTCCCGGGTGCGCTCATCCAGTGACGGGTTATCGTCCATCAAGAAGTGCAGATGCAGCGCCCGGTGTTTTTTGGCCTGTAAGATCCACTCCTTGCGAAACCAATGCTCCGGGTTCTCCGGGTTGCAGTTGAACCAGAACTTGGCACCGGTGACAGAGCATCGGGCCAGCGCCTGCTCCACAAAGCTGCGGGGCATGAGCGCCACCTCGTCCAGAAGCACCCCGGCCAGCGTGATGCCCTGAATGAGCATGTAAGAACTTTCGTCCTTGCCGCCGAACAGGTACACCATGTTTACCTTGCTGCCGCGCTGCACCGTGAGAACGTGGCCGCTTCGGTTATAGGTGATCTGGAACTGCTGCTGCAAGTACCGGACAGACAGAAGCGGCTGAACAATGTTGCGTTCCACCGCACCCACGCTCTTTCCGCAAAATGCAAAGGAACAGTGGTTGAATTCTGCCATCATCCAGAGCACGAAGGACAAAGACATGATGGAGGTCTTGCCGGAACGCACCGCGCCGTCACAGATCAGGGCATCATAGTCGCTTTCATACGGGAAGGTCAGGATCTGTTTTTGTTTTGGGGAGAAGCTCATTTCTTAAACTCTTCCTTCAAGCTCTTGGTGATGGGGTCATCCTCAACGGTCTGGTGGAAGGAATCTCCCTTCTTGCGATCATCAATGACCGTCCACTTGTCGATCAGAGTGCCCAGCGCCGTGGTGATCTGCTGCAGGGTTGCCCCTTCCAGCTTCTCCGGGTCGGTCAGGACACCGAGATAAACGTCTATGATCTCCTGAACACGTTCTTTCTTGCTGTCCATGTAGTCCAGCATCTCAAGTGTGTTCTGCTCTTTTTTTTGCTCAACTTTTTTCAACATTTCGGACGGAGCCGTTGAAATCAGCCGCTTTACCGTCGTGTCAGATACTCCGTTGAGCTTGGCGGTCTTGGTGTAGTTCTGCAGCTGCACATAGTCCGCAATGATCTTCTTTTTCTGCTTGTCTGTCAACCGCTGCGCACCCACTGCCACCACCTTCCTAAATCACCGCGTTTGAAACTACTTCAAACCGTAGTCGCTTACAATTTTGCTTATTTCTACCCTTGATCTCTTCTCAAGCAACGCATCTCTTACATCCATGGTAACGTCATTCACCCGATTCTTCGCTTGAATAATTGCATGAGCGCTTTTAGCTTCGCTCAGAACGATTCTTGCGGCTTCGACGTTTGCTTTTAGCGTCTGAATTTTTCTCTCGTTAAATTCTCTTCTTCGTGCATCTCTTGGAGAATCCGATTTTTTCTGAATCTCCAATTTCTGAAGTCGCTCTGCATACTCTTTTTGATATCCCTCGAATGTATTCTTGATCCATCCGTCTCTGATATCTTGCGCATAAGCAATTTGTTTTGGCGTTCCCTGCAGTTCGGGGAGGTCTCCTCCAAAAGACTTCATTGTGGAATCCCCGCCCGCTCTCGCAGAGCTGCCTGAACCTCGTTTACTCACGGTAATGCCTTCTTTCGTATTGAAACGGTTTAATTTTGGTCACGTTCCAGTCAAATTCATCAGGGCATTTGCCATACCACAAGATGCCGCTCGGTTGAAGCGCTTCCAGCGCCTTACGGCAATGTTTGGCAAAGCATTCCGCTTCGTATGGGTCAGACTGTGTGCCGTGGCTGGAAATGCTCACGATAGCGTTTCTCGGTTCCCCATCAAAGCACCAGTCATAGCTTTGCTCACCGCACCAGCAGAGCGTCGGGATCACATGGATGCCGTGGGCTTGCCAGTAGGCAGCCAGCCAGTGCTTTTTGTAGTGCATGAAAAGCTGCACCGCAAGCGGCATATCGCTGTACAGAGAAAAATCCGGAGAACATACCGCGCCGAACTGCTGCAAAAGGGAAATGTATTTGTCGGGGTTGTTCCAGAACCGTTCAAACTGGTAATCGTCCTTGTAAAAATGCACGCCCTTTGTGGCCTTGTCTTTGGCAGTCAGGGCGTAGTTTACCGGAATCCATTCCAGCTTGTCGATTCGGATGTCCGTTTCTGGCTTGATTTCAGGGATGCCATACTTGCCCACGCCCGGAAAAATCATCTTTTCGGTGTTTTCCATCGGCAGAATCATAGCTTACCCCTCCAAACCTTACTTTTTCTTGAGTTTCCGCCCCGTTTTCCAGTTATACCCGCGTTTTTCAAGAGAGCGGCGTGCTGCCTGTGTAGATGGGTTGTCAGGATGCCCCTTTGCTTTGCCAAGCAAAACCTCAACACGACTTTTTTCTTTAATTGCGCCAGACGCAACGCCCGCTTTGTATTCTGCAATGGCAGCTTCTCTTTTTGCAGAATATTTTGCGGCGGCTTCATGGGCTTCTTTTTGCATCTTCTCAGTTTGTCTGCGTGTCAAACCGTGAGGAATACGCATTTTATCATCCATGTAATCACTGATGGGCGAACTCAGTCCACGTTTTGCAAGAAATTCATCAAGCGTAGTCTTTCCGCTACTTGCCCTTGTGGAACTACCAGACCCGCGTTTACTCATTCTTGGCACTCTCCTTTCTGCGTTTATGGCTTTTCTTCCAGAAAATAAAAAGCCCGAAATTGCTCAAGCTAAATCTCAAGCTATTTCAAGCTAAAAATCACGGTAGCCGTCAGCCGGATTTGAACCGGCACCCACAGGCCCCCGCCGGGGCATGGTTCAGTGCCTCGGATGTATCGAGTTGTTGTAAGCTAGCCATGTGGTGTCACCAACGTTGTCCCGCCTTAAATGGGCGGCGCTCTGCCAGTTGAGCTATGACGGCATATAAGCAGCAACGCCATTATCTGCTTTTACCGGACAGTAAGACGTTGCCGCTGCATCTGGAACTTTAGCGGCCAGATGCCCCGCTACTCTCTGCATGCTGTCCCCCGGTCATGCAAAGTCTGGCACTCCAGGCAGGGCTCGAACCTGCAGCCTACGGTTTTGGAGACCGCTGCTCTACCACTTGAGCTGCCGGAGTATAAAAAGCCGCCCTTGGAATCGAACCAGCCGTGCCTACACACACGCACCGCGCTCCACATTGCGCTCAGGCGGCCATATAGCAAATAAAAACAGCCCGCGGTTCGCCGCCGGGGCTGCTTGAGTTGACGCACATCCTGCGGGGCATGCTGGCCCGCTCGGATTTCCGGTGCTGCTGTTCACGGGCGGAGGTTTCAGGGCGTGGGCAAGATTTCAGGAGTCCCACACCCACCCGCACACCGGTGGTGAATCACTCCATGCGTCAGATCTGCCGCGTTACAGACTTTGCGGCGTTCGGTGCGAGATCGTGGACTTGCACCACGCATGATGCTCGATGGTGATATCTCGCATAGAAGCAGCCCGCAAAGCGCGGTGTCAAAGCGAAAAGCGTTAAGCGGCATGAACGAAAGGAGAATTCGTACGGGGCCGCGCTTTGGAAGCTGCTGAGAAGCGGCGCACCGCTTTGCGCGGTTCCGCTTGTAGTCATTTTACCACACTTCGATTCACATGTGTTTCACAACGATTCAAATAAAGCGTAGAAATCAAAGCGCTTTCAATGGTCGTTTTGTACATCCTCCCAGATTTCTGCCAAAGCATCAAACCCCTCGTGGATGTAGGTAGAGACCGAATTGTCTCTGGACAAGCCCACGTCCACCGCGATCTTCTTTTGGGGCTTCAGGTCGATATACCAGCCGCAGATGCACTTTGCTTGCTTTTCAGACCGAGCAGACCCGCTCAGGCAGTAGGCCCGCCGGGCAGCTTCGATGCGCAGTTCACAGAGATCAAGCTCCATCTGCTTGAGGTTCCGCTCTTCTGTATCGATTCTCTCCACGGCAAAGCCCACCTTGTCACCGGTTCCACCGCCCATCGGCATCCCGCTCATGCTCTGGGTGCACTTTTCGGCAGTATCCCGGATACGCTGGATCTTCTGCTTTTGGGCCTCGACCTGCTCCGCCAGGTCTCTGCACTGCTGGAACCACGCCTTTACCTCGCGATAGTCCACACCGGTGCGGGGTTTTGGTTGTTCGCTTTCAGGTGTCCATGTGCGGGTCATCGCTTTCCTCCTCAAACGTGCATTTTACGGCGGGACTACCGATTTCGTAAACGACAACGTTCTTGATTTTATCGGCGATACCCCGCGCAACCAGAAGATTAACAGTTCCCTCTTCGGTCATGTTTGCTTGAATCCAAATTTCCCCGATCATGTCTTATCCTCCATTTCCTCGATCCAGATCTCTGCTCTGGGGTTTTTCTTGTCGTAATCCACCCGGCTACCATCGTGAGCGGCCACGATCTGGCTGTTATCGTCCGCCAGAACTTTGGCCTTCACCAGAATATCGCATGTCGCCTCTATGAGATTTGCAAGGTCAACCTTGCGCCGGGTTGCCATGTAGTACACGCACCGCACGTTTACGCGGGCTGTGATGGGGTTGTAAGGCCGTTTGATCTGCCACAGGCACTTTTCCTGATACTGCATGAACGCCTCGCTGGGGGCCACAATGCGGCGGTTTGCGTGGGCCTTGAGGATACGGGCGGAATTTTTCTTTGTGCGCGGGTCGCCGTAAAGAGTCAGGCGCATTGTGCTCCTCATTTCGTCTCCTCTCAGTAATACTCGATCTCCACCAGCGATGTGGATACCAGCTCAAAGCGGCCATTTTCTAGCGGGATGCGGAGCAGCTGATATTCACGCTCAGCAGATATCTTCGTGTCAGGCAGCAGCTCACCAAAGTTATCCACAGTGATGGTATACTTCGGTTTCCTTCTGCCGGCATAGCCCACTTTTTCGATTGCCGGGGAGTAGACCGTGACATGGTAGCAAGGCTTTCTTTCAACTTCTGCCTCGGCAGTGGCCGCACCACAGGATGTAAACCACAGCGTCGCAATCAGCAACGCTGCTGCCACGATAAAGCAGATCATTCTCTTTTTGGTTTTCATGCTTCACTTCTCCTCCTCAAAAATCCCAGTCGGAAGGAACGCCAAGACGGCATTCTCCATCGCCATCGTTACTGGTCGGCTTATCGAACGGGCAACCTGGGCAACCATTTCCGGTTGCCAACCAGCCCCGGCAAAATCCCATCAAATAACGGGCCATTTCCTCCGGACTCATAGTGTCGGTTTCAGGGTTGGATTTCACTTTGCTCAGCTTTGCTTCTGTTTCTTTTACAATTCTATCTGGTATAATATAATCACACGGAAGTTCGTTAGAAAGGCCACAACTTTCATGGCTTCCGAGGTTGTGGATGCAATCCTTACACCCATTTTCAAATTTTGCATCGCAATATCTTTGCAGGACAAGGGCCGCTTCCACAGCTTCTTTATCTGTCGGGATATAAAGTACCTTCAGCAAAAGATATCCCTCCCTTCCTGCATCCGTTGGAAGGTTTCCTCGTAGGAGTAAACCTTTGCCGGGACGAACTGCATTGTGTTTGCATCCGCCAGCATCACAACGTCCTCATGCTTTTCGATCAGCTGGCGAAGCTCTTTCATGTAGGCTACCAGCCCGCAGGCATCCGAGTACGAAACGCCGCGGCTCATCAGCTGCTTGATAAACTGTTTCTGTGTCATGCTTTTCCTCCAATCATTCTTCCATCACATAGCACCAGCTCTGAGGCGGCCGCTCAATCCTTACAGGCTCGTAGCCGAATTTTGTCGCCCGCAGCCTTGTGAAATCGCTCAACGGCCGCGGGTGATCGTAAATTTTCAGGTCGGAAATGTGCCAGCCATACAAGTCTTTCAAATCCGCATAACTCATCCCGGACTTCCATCCGGCATAGTCTTTGACTTGCGGTACTGTGAGAAGGCTTCCAGAAATTGCAGACTCGATATCTTCTTTGACGACACAGTATTCAGGGCCAATGCGTCGGATGCCATCGCAGATAAATTCGCCGACAACCATTCCGTCAGCCCTGCGGTCGAATAGATTATGAGGCCTATCGTCGAAATACAAATGGTCAACGGCTTTCCAGCAGAAAAATTTCGTTCCTTTCGTGCAATATATGTAGCACTTAAAAGATTCTTTCAACGAGACCG